AACAGTGGAAGTATCGACACACTTAAAAAGAACGATACATTAATGGTATCTGCAAGAAAAGTAAATGGTGGTAAAATATCACTAGAATTTGCAGAAATTATAGAAACAACAGATAGATTAGTATCGGCTTTAACAATCTTAAATGCAAGTGATGACAGATTTAGTTCTAGACCAAGAAGAGCTTGGGTAACTGCTGAACCAACTGATGCAACTAAACTGTTTAAGGTTAATTTTGGAGATGATGGTGAGTGGTATGATAGTGAAAAAGGAGAAATGTTAGATTTAGACATTTTAAACCCTACACACGAAGGACAAAGATTCAGAGTTCAAATTAACGAAACTGTTGAAGGTACACAATGGCAGATAAATAATTCTGATGTAGCTGCAAAACGAAGAGGTAAAGGTGGTGATTTTATTACTAATAATGGAGAGTATATTTATAGTAATGGAGATATTGTAATGGCAAATATAGGAGATAAAGTAGAACATACTTACCTAATAGCTGATACTGAAACTATCGAGTCTGCTCAAAAAGTAGTAAAAGAAGAAGCTGTAGAGAAATTAAACTTTCTATAGACTGTAAGATAAATATTAAAGGACGAAATAATCATAACAATGGTCGAAAGCCCAGTCCTATTAATATTTATAAAAGAAATTAGTATAGTATAAATAAAATGTTTATATTTACAAACCAATTATAAAAAAATAGAAATGGAGTATAATAGAAATAATAAGCATCAAATTGTAGTACATGATAAAGTAATAGTAGAAAAGATAAAACTACAAGGAAAGATAATAGAAAGAGAAGTATTAGTTAAAGAGTTTAAAATACCTAAGATAATTAATTCTGATATAGGTATGCAGTTACAATTTGGATCTAAAGGAGGTGATAAACCTTTTTCAAAGATAATTAGTCAAAATACAGTATATTTTGATAAGAATATTAATTTAAAATAATACAATTATGGGACATATGAGTTGGATATACGCTATGATACAAGATGGACAATACAGATCATTTAAACTATTATATGAAAATGCAAACAAATATAATTTAAATAGTTTTATTTGGAGTGGAGAAGTTATTCAAACAAACTATGCAGAATACGTGTGTAAATTTGTAGATAATGAAGGATTAAAAGAATATGATAAGTATATTGATAGACAATCTGAGTTAGAACAAGCATCAATAGAGTTATGATATATACAATAGGGATAAATACATTAATACCAAGGACTGAGTTTGCACAATGTGATATACAAGATGTCGTAAATTATTGTGAAACTAAAACAGTTCTAGGTGTTGATACAGAAACTGAAGGATTTGATTTCACTTGTAAGAAAATGATTATGTTTCAGATAGGTGATGAAGAAAATCAGTTTATAATAGATACAAGAGTTATAAATATTGAACCTTTAAGAGAAGTATTAGAAAGTACTAGTATTATAAAGATATTTCATAATGCTAAGTTTGATTATAAGTTTATAAAGAAATGGAGTGGTATTACTTGTGAAGGTATATACGATACATTTCTTACTGAGCTTGTTATAAGCTGTGGTAAAAAACTAGGTTATGGTCTTAAAGATGTGTGTAAGCGTTATCTAAATGTTGAGTTAAATAAAGAGGTAAGAAATCTATTTATAGGCTTGACTGGACAACCATTTAGTGTTGATCAAATAGTTTATGGTGCTAAAGATGTAGAGTATTTATGTAAGATTAAAGAGCTGCAACAACCAATCATAGATAAATATAAACTACAAAATGTTGTTGATTTAGAAAATGAAGTTGTAAAAGCATTTGCAGATATAGAATACAATGGTTTAGATTTAGATAGTGAGCAATGGAAAACACTAGAAAATATAAATGCAAACAAAGCTAATGCTTTAGGTATCAATTTAGATCAAGAGTTAATAGAACACAGTAAGTTGTCTAAGTTTGTATCTAAATACATACAATCAGATATGTTTACACCAATAGAAGAGTTAAGGAAAGTTGACGTTAAGTGGACATCACCTAAACAAGCTCTTGAGGTATTTCAAACTTTAGTACCATCACTTGATAATGTTAATGGTAAAGCTATGTATAAATATAGATTTAAACATAATATTATAAATACATATGTAGAATACAAAGAAGCTATGAAATTGTGTACATCTTATGGTGATGCTTTCTTTAAAAATCTAAAAGGAGATAATAAAATTCATACCAATTTTCACCAAATACTAGATACAGGTAGAGTAAGCTCTTCTAAACCTAACATGCAGCAAATACCTGCAGATAATGTGTATAGAAATTGTTTTACTGCTCCAGAAGGCTGGTCATTTGTTAGTGCAGATTATTCTTCACAAGAGTTGAATGTCATCGCTTTTGGTAGTAAAGATCCAGTTTGGATAGAAGCATTGAAGAATAATCAAGACTTACACTCGACTTGTGCTGAACTAGTATATGGTGATCAATGGTTAACTAGTGGTGAAGATGATTGCAGATACATGAGTAAGAAAGAGAAATGCAATTGTCCATCACATAAAAAACTAAGAACAAATGTTAAAACTATTAATTTTGGTCTGGCTTATGGGATGGGTGCTAACAAACTTGCCGATACTCTTAATATTGATTTGGATTCAGCTAAAGCGCTCATTGAAAAATATTTCGAAGCATTTCCGGCAATCAAAGGATTCTTAGAGAAACTAGGTAACTTTGGTAAAAAGTATGGTTATATTAAAACATTTCCTCCTTATAATAGGAAGAGATGGTTTACTAATTGGTATCCTAGAATATGGGACAACAAGTCATCATCTATGGAACTTGGGAGTATTGAGCGAGCATCTAAAAATACACCTATACAAGGAGCTAGTGCAGATATGACTAAGCGTGCTTTAGTAATGATGCGTGACTATATTAAATATACAGGTAAATTTTATGATGAACCTCCTGTTAAATTAGTAATGACTGTACATGATCAGATAGATACAATATGTAGAAATGATTATTTAGATATATGGACAGAAACTATGCAGAAATTAATGGAAGAGGCTGCATTAGAAATAGTAACAAATGGCTTGTTAAAAGCTGATGTAACAGTAAGTAACTGTTGGGAGAAATAATAATATAAATAAAATAAATAATATGGAAGAAATGAAAACATACTCTGTAGAGTACAAAGATAAAGGTAGTTACACTTGTGGTGAAGAGATTCAGGCTTCAAGTGAACATGAAGCAGTAAAAATAATTCAATTAGACCTTATTAAAGAAGGTGGTTATATGACACAGTTAAGACATGTTACAGAAGTTATAATAGAAAATAATAAATAATATAATAAATATGAAAGCAAAAGAATTTTTACACTCTGATGAGTTAAATGAATGGGATACAGTATTTGACCCAGGAGGAAAGCAAGAATACACTGAAGATCAACTAATAAGATTTGCAGAGATATGGTCTGATAAAAAATTACTTAAAGAATTAGAAAACTTAAGTTCTGTATTTCCTTTTACACCTATTGAGATGGACAAAAGAATTAAAGAACTAAAACAATAATAAGGTGGATAAAAAATCAGTACGGGCATTTGTACAGGAATGTATAGATGTCCAAGACTGGGAAGCTAGACAAAAAGCTAATCACATAGAAATGAACGATTGGTTTAAGTATAGTGGAAAGGTAGAACAAAATAAAGAAATGTATAGATTTGCTAGCTCTAGAAATAAATGGGTGTATGATTCAAATAATAGATGCTACACATTACATGAAATAATAACTAAAAAGACTAAAAAAGATGAAAAAAATAAGAACAACACAAGTGGATTCGTTGAAGCAGATGAAACCTGTACTTGGAAAACGACAAACAACCGTTTATAATGTAATTAAAACAATAGGTCCTGTAAGTAACAGGCAGATAGCTTCAAATTTAGGTTGGGATATAAACAGAGTAACAGGTAGAGTATCAGAATTAGTTAGTAAAGGCAAAGTAGTATCTGAAACAACTATGTATGATGACGAAACTAAAAGAACTGTAAGGCTATGGAGTTAATGACAATGATAGACGTTAATAAAATTAAAGATGTAGAACAAAAGAAAGCGTTAAACTCTTGGGCTTCTAAAGGATTTAAAGGAAGTGTGATTGCAGGTACAGGATTTGGGAAGTCTAGAGTCGGAGTATTAGCAATAGAACACGCCCTTAAAACTGGAGACAGAGCTTTAGTGTTAGTTCCTACCGTTCAATTACAAGATCAATTTCGTGAAGAGTTTCATAAATGGGATGTAGCTAATTGCTTAGATAACGTTGAGATTCTTTGCTACCAAAGTGCATATAAATTAAAGAACGAACATTACGATATAGTTGTATGTGATGAAGTTCATTTAGGATTAAGTAAAGAATATAGAAAATTCTTTGCAAATAACACTTATGATAAATTACTATGTATGACAGCTACACCTCCTGAAGAATATGAATATAGAGAGAAATTACAAGAGTTAGCACCTACAGCATACACTATAACTTTAGATGAATGTGTTGATTTAGGTCTTGTTTCTCCTTATAGTATAGAGTGTGTACCTATCAATCTAACTACTAAAGAGAGGGAAAATTATAAGAAAGTAAATAATAATTTTGTTTATTGGAAATATAGATTAGGTCAATTTAACGCTTTTGATGAGGCTATGAGGATAATGGCAGATAAAAATGCACATCCTGAAGATAAGCAAGCGGCTTCTCAATTCTATAGAACTATTAGAGAACGGAAAGCTATTGTAGATTTTGCTGAGAATAAGATAACAACATTTCAAGTACTGGTAGCTAATAATTCAGATAAAAGGATTTTAGCATTCAGTGGAGCTAATGATTTTACAGATAAATTAGTAGACTCTGTAGAACCACTAGCTATGGCATATCATTCTAAGAAATCTAAGAAGTATAAAGACACTGCTTTAGCATCATTTAGAGATGGTAGTATAAATATATTATGTTCTACAAAAGCATTAAATCAAGGTTTTGATGTACCTAATGCTAATATGGGGATAATATGTGGTATTACAAGTAAATCTTTATCAATGATTCAAAGAGTGGGTAGGCTTATTAGATTTCAAGAGGGTAAAACAGGTAAAATTATAATTTTATACGTTGAAAACTCACAAGAGGAAAAATGGCTGAAACAAGCAACTAAAAATTTGAGTAATGTTATTTGGAAATAATATGAATAATATAAATAAAAATAGTATATTTGCAATATGTTTGTTGATAATTATACCAAAATCTTTTACACTTACTGCCAATGAAAGTTGATATAGACTTTGAAATCCTGCAGGCAACACAAATGTCTGCGGATGATTTTCTTTATTTATACATTATATATAGAAAAGGTTTTAATTATTTAGACAATCTTAATCTTAGACCAAATTTAGAAGAGTTACAACAGAAAAGTTACATAAAGCTTGGCGAAACACCTGATACACATGTAATTAGACAAGAGTTCATCGATCTCTTTTCTAATGATTTTGATCAGATGTTCGCTGAGCTTGTGTCAACTTATCCGATGAAAGTAAATTCTTCTGTAGGTGGTGTCAGAATTTTACATGCTGCTAATCCAGATGCTAAATCTAACCAAAAATGTAAGAATAAGTATAAAAAAATAGTTGGTACTAAAGTACATAAACATAAACATATCATGAAATGTTTAGATACTCAACTAGCCTTAGAGCGACATAAACTTGGATTTTTACAGAATTTAGAAACATGGATTAATAACTATACTTGGGAAAAGTATGAAAATTTAAATGAAAATGACACAAAAGATAACACAACCAGAATCACAAGATCCCTTTAAGAAAAGAGGATTTAAAAGTATCAAGCAGTCAGTAACAACCTCTCTAAACGAGGTTAGAACAGGAATGCTTGGTAATAGACGTGTGTATCCTACAAAATGGGATAGATTGAATGTAAACTTATTAGGAGGCTTACAACCGGGTAAAATGTATGTAATTGCAGGACGACCAGGTGTAGGTAAATCAGCTTTTAGTAATCAAATGGTATTTGACCTATTAGATGTAAATAAAGATAAGGATTTACTTGTATTATATTGGAGTTTTGAAATGCCGGGGTATCAACAGATACTTAGAGCGGGTTCTAAAGGATCTAATAAGCAAGTTAGTGAGTTATTATCAGTACAAAAGAAACTAACTGATAGTGACTATGAGAAATATAAAGAAGAAGTTATTAAATATAACGATTACCCTATATATTTTAACAATGTTCCTAGAGATATGGAATTTATTAAAGAAGCAAACGTAGAGATATGCAACAAAAGACCTGACGCAACTGTCATCAATGTATTTGACCATTCAAGATTAATACTTAGTAATAAGGATCAAGAATTGCAAAAACTAAATGACATTAGTAAAGGTTGTATGTGGATGCAATCTAAAATGGGGACTATAAGTATTTTACTGTCTCAGCTTAATAGAAACATAGAACAAGAACATAGAGCTAAAGCACAATACCAACCACTATTAACAGATTTATTTGGGGGTGACAGTATTGGGCAAGATGCTCACGTTGTGATGATGTTACAACGTCCTAACGATTTATATGGAATTACAGATATATATTGTAATGAAGATCCTATTAAATTGTTAGCCTGCCACATAGAGAAAAACAGAGATGGTTTGCTTGGTATGATACCATACGAAGCAGAGATGTCTACATTTACTATTAACGAACGAATAAAAACAAAATAAAATGAAAAAAAGAGCAATTCATATAATTAAAAACTTGACTTCTACTATCAACAGGATGGAAGATAAAAGCAATGCTATCTTATTAGCTAGAGAAGATATGTTTTCTACTCCTACTGCGCCACAATATAAATTAGAAAGGATAAAAGAAAATTTAATAACTAAGTATAATTTAAAAGAAGAAGAATGGTTAAAATAATAGTTATACTTACTGTGTATATTGTTGGTGTAGCAACCGGACTTTATGCAGCCTCTCAGATAGAAAAAGATATAAATAAAAGAACAAAAAAATGATACTATATATAATACTAACAATCATGTTTATATTTACAATATGGAATATTATCTATACATATAATGTAAAGAGAGAGAGAAATAAAATAATAAATAATTTAAATAATTTAAGTAAAAAAGATGGAACTACCAACAGAAAAGGTAAAGGCTAGCCGTAAATCGCCAAAGAACATGATAATATATGGAGCCCCTAAAATAGGGAAGACTACAGTATTATCTCAGTTAGATAACTGTTTAATCATTGACTTAGAAGACGGGTCAGATATGTTAGACGCTTTAAAAGTAAAAGCTAACAGTCTGAAAGAACTTCAAGCAGTTGGTTCAGCAATTATGAAGGAAGGGAGACCTTATAAATATATAGCTATTGACACCATTTCGAAATTAGAAGAGATGTGTGAGGCATATGCTAAACAAATTTATATGAAAACTCCAATGGGTAAAAACTTTGATACAAAGAACCCTGGTGCATCAGTATTATCATTACCTAACGGTGCTGGCTATTTATATTTAAGAATGGCCTACAAAGAATGGATAGATAAATTGAATAAACTAGCGGATCACATTATCTTAGTTGGACACTTAAAAGACAAGATGCTTGAAAAGAAAGGTAAAGAGGTTGCTGTTAAGGACCTTGATTTAACTGGTAAAATTAAGCAGATTACTTGTGCTAACGCAGATGCTGTTGGTTATATATATAGAGAAGGAGATCAAACTATGGTTAGTTTTGATTCTCTTGACGATATTGTAGCTGGTAGTAGATGTGATCACTTAAAAGGTAAGACCATGCCTATGGATTGGTCAAAAATATTTATAGATTAAACACAAAAAAAATGATTGAAATGAAAAAAAATGTAACACCAGGAGAAACTCCTGCAGAAATCACTATCTCTATGATCGACCAAGATCTTAAGGATGGTATCAGTAAATCAGAGATGGTAATTAAGTATGGGATAAAGCCATGGGAAGTAGATGAGATGTTCAAACATCCTCTTCTTAAAGGTAGAAGACCTAGCAGAAAGAAATCTCTATCTTTTAAATTTACAGACGATATGTCTAACGATACTTATGTATCCTCCACAGTTGTTAAAGATACTTCAGAACCTCAATTTTCTGAAAGAGAAGAGCAAGTTGAAGTAGATCCTAATCAAGTAACTCTAGAGCAAGCTATAGATGAAGCTACAACTGCAGTTGATGAGAGTATTAAAACTTTTAATGAAGTTAGTGAAACTGTTGAGGATATTCTTAGTGACCCAGAGTTTGAAGAAGAAGAACTAGAAATGAGCGATACTACGTTCGAACTGTGAATAAAAAGAAACACAATAAATTAATTAATAATCAAAAACAATAGAAAAATGGCAATACAAAGTAATGCAAGTACAGAAGAAGTAATGGGTGGAATGAAAACATTCTCAGGCCTTACAAATGTTACAGTAAAAGCAGTAAATCCAACAATGGCGGAATTACATGCAATGGACATTAACGTTAAACAAGAACCAAATTATACAGTAGAATTTAGTGGTGAAGCATACAACAAGATTGTACTATGGCTAGCAAATGCTGACGGTAATTTTAAATTAGAAATCTTAATGCAAAATAAACCTAAAGTTTCTAAAACTGGTAAACATCAATGGATGAATGCCGTCGGACAATCTACTTGGTCTGAAGACTCACCAACTTATGACTGGTGGAAGACAGAAGGACAGCGTAAAGCATTTACAGGTGAAGAAACTCTTATTAACTTTGTTAAAGCTTGGGCTAACGTAGCTTCAGGTGATGAGGTTACATTTGATACTATGCCTGCTATCGCAGCTGGTGATACATCAGAGATTAAAGCTTTGATTACTGCTCTTAAAGACAATCAAGCTAGAGTTCTTATAGGTGTTAAAGACGGGAAGTATCAACAAGTGTATACTAAATACTTTGGTAGACTTAAACCACAGAGAGATGATTTGTTTATCAAAGCTCTTAATGATGACTATGGTACATTTAATGCTGATTTCAATGCTGACTTAGTTTGGGGTACACATGTATCTACAGCTACATTAGTTAGTCCTGATACTATTGAAGAGAATGAGGACTGGGCACCATCAAATGGTAAAGTAACAGCTGGAGAAGATTTACCTTTCTAGTGATAAAATCTAGAAGCAGTAATGATCATTTACATACTGATGTCATACTTGGTAAGATAACCGAGTATGACATTTTTATGTATTATTGTCCTAGCTTTAAACATCTAAATAAGAAGTTCTGTAGTGAGTTACGTGAAGATAAAACTCCTACAGCTTCTATTGTGGTGTGGAATGGCAATTTACTTTATAAGGATTTCGGACACCCGGATCATGCCTTTAACTGCTTTAGTTATGTACAGATGAAATATAACTGTACATTCATTGATGCCCTCAAGGTAATAGACTGCGACTTTAATCTTAACTTGAGTAATAAAACTTCGGAAACTATATTTACTATGGGGTATTTAGGATACTCCCGACCACAACCTAAGCTTGTTGAGACTCATACACTAATTCAAAAAAAGTCTAGGAGGTGGAACCAAGAGGATGCGAACTTTTGGCGAAAATATTTGGTAACTAAAGAAATACTTACTATGTTTGCAGTCGAACCGATAAGTTATTTTTGGGTTAACAGTAGCAGATTTACGTGTAAATCAATTACTTATGCCTTTAAATTCAAAAATCGATATAAAATCTATTCTCCTTATGAAGAAAAAAATAAGTGGTTAAGCAATACAAAGAAAACAGACGTGCAAGGCTATAACCAACTCCCAAATAAAGGTGAGCGACTTATAATTACTTCTTCTCTTAAAGATGTTATGTGTTTATATGCTGCAGGCTATAATTCGATAGCTATGCAAAGTGAAATGCAAATACCTGATGAGAAATTAATAAATGAGCTAAAAGAAAGATTTAATACAATAGAAATTTTATATGACAATGACTTTGATAAAGCATCTAATCCAGGCCAGACTATGGCTAGGAAAATTTGTGACTTATATGAGTTCAAAAACATCTGCATACCTGACCAGTTTACGTCTAAAGATCCATCTGACTTAGTTGCTAAGGTAGGTAGTTTTAACGAACTTAAAAACATATTAAATGAACAGAGATGAAATTATTGAAAAACTAAAAGCAAAGAAAGGATATTTAAAAAAAGGAGTTGATTGGTTAGCTAAAAGCTGGGGCATAAGTCCTAAACTACTTAGAGAATGTAAAAAAGAGATAGCAGCTGAAGAGTACCAACAGCACAAGAAAACCACACAAGAATTCACAAATGAGAATGTAAATGAGATTTATGATGATGGCTTTAAACAGCATTTGTCACAGATCGGACTAAAACTGGAAGATGTAAAATCCGTAAAGTTTTGGCAAACTAGCAAAGGAGATAGTAGATACTCAGTAGTTCCATTAAACAAATGGCATGAGTTAGATTCTGAAAAGAACGCTTTTTTAGAACAAGTTAAAAAGAAGTCTCCAAAAGTTAGTAAGTATTCTTATAAACCTAAGACAAGCGCTTCTCTAGGTGTATTATCCCTACCGGATATACATTATGGTAAGATTACGGGTGAAGGTCCGGAAGCAATAGAAGAGCACTATATGAAAGTAGTAATGGAACTATGGGAGAAAGCAAAAGGATCTAACATAGAACAATTACTAATGCCTATAGGTAATGATGGAATGAATTCCGAAGGCTTAAGTAAAGCAACTACGGCAGGAACCCCACAAGATGATTATATGGGATGGAGACAATCTTTTAGAGGCTATTGGCAACTAATGGATACAGCTATTACATGGTTATCTAAGAGAGTTCCAGTTAAGGTTGTAATTGTGCAAGGTAATCATGACTTTGAGCGGATGTTTTATATTGGAGAATTGTTAGAATCTAGATACGCTAACAATCCTAATATTGATGTAGACAACTCGCTTGATGAAAGAAAGTACTATCAGTATGGATCTAACATGTTCTTGAATTTTCATGGAGACAAGGTAAAGAGACAAAACATACCTTTACTTATGGCTACTGAAGAACCATTAATGTGGAGTAACACTAAGTTTAGAGAAGCTTTAGTGGGACATATACATAAAGAGTTAGTAGATGAAATCATGGGGACTAAAGTTAGACATATACCAAGTATATGTGGTAATGATGAATGGCACAAGGGTAGAGCATATGTAGGAACTCAACGTGTTGGACAGATGCATATTTATCACTTTGAACGAGGGTATGAAGGAATGTTCCAAATAAATATCATAGACTAATGGCGTGGAAAAGAGGTAGATCTAAAGTAAAGAACGCTAAGAAGTCAACCTATGATGGGCATGATTTCCAATCTAATCTAGAATTATACTGTTATAAAGAATTACAAAAGCTTAAAATACCTGTAGAGTATGAAGAGACTACTTTTACTATATTTGATGCTTTAGTGTATCCTCAAGCATGTTATGAGGGTACAGCTAAAAAGCTTTATAACAAAGGAAGTAAAATTAGACCAATTACTTATACTCCTGACTTTGTAGATCCAAACGGTAAATGGATCATTGAAACCAAAGGATATGCTAATGAATCCTTCCCCTTACGGTGGAAGTTATTCAAAAAGCATCTTAAAGACAATAATTATCACTATGTACTTTTTATGCCAAGAAATAAAAAACAAGTAGATGAAGTTGTTGAACTAATCACACAATTATAAATCAATTAATCAATTAAACAAATGGCAGAATTAGTAAGCCCTTGCTGTGGGGCAGAATACACAGATTATGAATACTCAGGTAGTACTTGCTGTGGAGCAAAACTATCTGAAGAAGGTCTATGCTACAAATGTAGAGATCACGCAGATTCAGAAGAAGGTTACACATGTAGCAACTGTGAAGAATTCTTTGAAGAACCTGAAGTAATATATGAGTATAATGCTCGTAGAAAAGAGTCTATAATAGAAGCTCGAGAAGACGAGCGTAGAGATCTAGGAGAATGATAAAGAAGATCTCCAGAAAGTCTATGCTTATCAGACATTCAGGTAGATCTACAGATTTCATATCACCAAGCTTTGGTTACGGATGTTTATATAACTGTTCTTATTGTTACATGAAAAGACATAAAGATACTGGTCTTGATGTAGCAACTAACACAGGAGATATATTAACAGCTGTAAACAATCATGCTTTTTTCACACCTGTAGATAAACCTAATCAAACACATCCTGAGTTTACAACATATGATATTAGTTGTAACGAAGATTTTGCTCTGCACGCTAAGTACCATGAATGGGAAAAAACCTTTGAATTCTTCAGAGATCATCCTATTGCAATGGGCAGTTTTGCAACAAAATATGTTAATCCAAATCTATTATCATTTAACCCACAAGGTAAGATACGTATTAGATTTAGTTTAATGCCTCAACATAAGTCAGACTTACACGAGCCTAATACATCTAAAATTATTGATAGAATAAAAGCTATTGATACATTTATAGAAGCAGGCTATGATGTACATGTTAATTACAGTCCCATTATAGTATACGATGGATGGCTAGAAGATTATAAAGATCTATTTAACATGATGAATGAACATGTAGAAAACAAGAACCAAGTATTATCCGAATGTATTTTCCTTACACATAATATTAAAAAGCATACTGTGAACTTACAGAACAACCCTAAAACAGAAGTAGATTTATGGGTAATGAGTAAGCAAGAGGCTAAGCGCTCACAGTATGGAGGAGAAAATATAAGATACAAGCTAGGACTTAAATCTGAATACATCAGAGAATTTAAACAATTACATAATCAAATTATACCTTGGAATACAATAAGGTATATATTTTAAATCAATTAAACATGAAAACGAGTCAAGATCAACTCTCTAGAATATCAAAAACATTGATATTTTCAGAGCCTTTCTACGGTATATTTCTTATTGGATTGCAAAAGCAATTCACTGAGAGTTGTGCTACCGCAGGTGTAGGAAAACACGGTATAGGGATGAGGCTAGTTGTTAACCCAACATTCTTTATGGGACTTAGTGAGATACATCAACAAGGTCTATTAAAACATGAGTTATTACATATAGCTTTTGGACATATTATACTATCAGATAGATACTCTAATAAAAAGCTATTTAATATTGCGGCGGATATAGAAATCAACCAATATATAGATGACAATATGTTACCTGAAGGAGGATTAACAAGACACTCTTTCCCTGGCATATCTTTACCAAAAAAAGCTGGGACAAAAGTATACTATGATTTACTAAACAAAGAATGTGATGGTAAAGGTGGGTCATGTAACTCAGCGCTAAATAAACTGCTAGAAGATATGGACGGTAACAGTCAATATGATCATAAAGAGTGGGAAGAGATTACAGATCTTCCTGAAGCAGAAAAGAAGTTAGTGCAAAAACAGTATGAACATCAGATGAAGCAAACTGCAGAAGAAATCCAAAAGAAGTGTGGTTCTATTCCAGGGGAGCTTGCAGAGATTATTGAAAAACTATTTACTATAGAGCCTCCTAAATTCAATTGGAAGCAATATCTTAAAAGATTTGTTAATAACGCATCTAAAGTCTACACTAAAAAGATTAGGAGAAAAGATAACAAGCGATACGCTGGTAATCCGGGACTTAAGATTAAGCATAGAAATCACGTGCTAGTAGGTGTTGATACTTCAGGATCAGTCAGCAGTAATGAGTTAGTAGAGTTTATGCACGAGTTAAGTCACATGCATAAGACTGGTAATAAAATCACTGTAGCACAATTTGACACAAATCTTACAGATGTATCTGTATTTGATCCTAAGAAAAACTGGGAGATTAAAGGTAGAGGTGGTACATGTTTTCAACCAGTTGTAGATCATTATAATGACCCTAAGAATAAGTATTCAGGGTTTATATGTCTAACGGATGGTGAAGCAGGTAACCCAGAAAACTGTCCAAAGAATGCATTATGGGTACACAGCAGTAGATCTAGTATAAATCAAGACTTACCTGGTATAAAAATTCAATTAAATTAATCAATTAAACAAAACAATTATGAACGAAGTAAATTTAAACATTGATGAACTACAAGATTTTGTAGGACACATCATTACAAACAACCGACACTTACAAAGCCAAGGGAAGAAACCTGTAGCTATAGAAGTAGTAGGTGAATCAGGTATTGGTAAAACAACCAGTATCATGGACATGACCGCTAAGCACAACTTAGATTTTGTTAAGCTAAACTTAGCACAGATCGAAGAATTAGGTGACTTAGTAGGTTTTCCTATCAAGCAGTTCCAAATGTGGACTGAGAAAGAAGGTAAAAAGATAGGTAAATGGGTAGATGAAGTAGCTGTTAGAGACCACTCTAACCTAGGTTTTCAAACTACAGGTAAGAGTAGAATGTCTTATTCAGCTCCTGAATGGATTGCTGATAAGAAAGCAGGTGGTGTATTATTATTAGATGACTGGAATCGTGCAGACACAAGGTTCATCCAAGCATGTATGGAATTGGTAGATAGACAGACTTATATTTCGTGGACTTTACCTAAAGATTGGCATATTATATTGACTGCTAATCCAGACAACGGTGATTATATGGTAAACTCTACTGACCCTGCACAGAAGACTCGATACATTACAGCAAACTTAAAGTTTGATATAAATGTATGGGCTAGATGGGCAGAAGAGAATGATATGGACACTAGATGTATCAACTTCTTATTAATGCATCCTGAGTTAGTGACTCAAGAAACTAATGCGCGTTCTATATCAACGTTCTTTAATAGTATCTCAAGTATTAAGAAGTTTGAGGATCAATTACCGCTAATCCAAATGATTGGAGAAGGTTCTGTGGGTAACGAATTTGCCTCTATGTTCACTACATTTATTAATAACAAACTTGACAAGTTGGTTACTCCAAGAGAGTTAGTTACCGGTCCAGAAGAAGTGTTAATAGAACTAAAAGAGTGTATAGGTAAAGACGAAGCATACAGAGCAGATATAGCAAGTCTTTTAGCTACTAGAGTAGCCAATTTTGCTGTTGCTTTCTCCAAAACGGATACTGTAACTGCAAAAGTGCAAGAGCGTCTTGTTAAGCTGTGTACTTTAGACTATTTAACTGATGATTTAAAATATTTAGTGGTTAGGACTATATTCACTGGAAATAAACAAAAGTTTAACCAAATGATGATGAATCCAGCTATCATTAAAATGACAATTAAGTAATGGCAAGTAAGAATGTACACGATGGAGAATTCCCGGATCAAGCAATAATTGATCTGGGGTTCGAAGACGGAGAACAGGTAGGATTTGTTTGTACTGATGTAGAGACTATATATTTATCAGAATCAGTAGCTATGTATAATAAAATAGAAAATCTTTTAAGTACGGAAACAACAGTTGATTTAACTACGGTTAAAAGAGCTTTCATTCTACCTATGCATAATGTGTCAACTGAGAGACTTAAAGCTTCTCTTAAAGAGCATAAGATTTCTATTACTAATGACTATGAAAAGGCTGATTTTATTATTCCTCATACTAATTTTTATCAAGATTTTTCTCAAGTATCTAATATTCCTCAAAGTAAACTAATGTTTAAATTGTCTAATGGATACTTTGCTCATTTACATAGAACAGTTACTCACGATTATTATGACGACACTGCTCGTAATGTTTTATTAGATAAAAGATCGCTAGGAGATAGCTATCAATATAATATAGATTATGAAAGTGCTCCATATGATAGCTATTGTTTTAGTAATATGTCTTTAGTGTTAGCAGATTTAATTGAGAAAGGTGAAATGAAGGTTATTAATACTGACACTGTGCTTAATCAATCAGCTAATAGAGTTCCTATAACTGAAGAGTTAATGGAGGATATTAAAAAGATGATAGGAGGTTATGATGCTAGTGATGAAGAGATAGAAATGGCTGGTAAAATTATCCCAACAATTGATCCTACAGGAGAACCATATCTATTGTATGTATATGCAACCGATTTCTTAGATTATATATCACATAAATATAATAGAAATAAGGATGTAATGTATTGGATGAATAAATATTCGATAAATAAGCTGTCTAGATGTAGTGCTGAAGAAGCTATTCAATATTTTGAGGAATCAGGAGAGTTAGATTCAAGATGTTTTAGAGCATTAGAAGTAAAATGTAGAAATGAAATACAGATCTACAATAGAGAACTATATACATTTAAAGTTCAAGTTAAGCCCGAGTACAGAAAGTATATGGAAGACTAACTGTGAAGAGTTGTCTGATTAACAACTCGTGTTTAATTGATTACATAGAAGGGGGTGGCACGCATGTAAACGCACTCT